GCCGCCCTTGTCGCAGCAGCAGAGCGTGAGGCTTTTTACGGCCAAGATAAGCCGGCTGAGTGTGCAAACGGCTGCCCAATAAATCAGATATGCGATTACTGCCAGATAGTCAGGCCCGCCCGAGAACTTGTTGCCGACGCTATCAAAGCAGAGCGTGAGGCGTGTGCGAAGGTGTGCGATGCTTACGGGCAAATGGGCCTTGGCGCTAACTCTGCCGCTAACGCCATCCGAGCAAGGGGACAAGCATGACCAATCCAACGGGAAAGCTAAAGTTTGCTTACGACACCATTCGAAATCTTGAAGCAGAGATTGCCGCGCTTAAACAAGTATTGGCACAGCCAGCGCAAGTTAGCGAGAACGAGTGCCGCAAACTGCTTTACGGCTTCATGCTGGACTGCAACGCTGTCGGCCTTGAACAAGCGGGAAAAAACTTGCACCGAAGCATAAAGGAAAAAAGCGCATGACTAAAGACAAAGCACTGAAGCTGGCGCTGGAGGCGCTGGAGAACGGCATGAAGTTTGTCTGGTCCGACCCCGAGCGTGAAGCGGGCTTTGTTGCAATTGATGCCATGAAAGAAGCCTTGGACGAGTGTGATGAGGATGAACTCATCATTCGATACCACGAAGCCACAATCAAGAGGCTGGAAGCACAGCAAGACGCACATAAAAGCATGGTGGAGGCGGCTTCACAGCAGCGCCCGTGGGTAGGGTTGACGGATGAGGAGGTGCGAGAAATCTGCGTCAACGAATGGGGAATCAACGAATGGGGAGGTTACGAACAGTGCCGCGCAATCGAAGCCAAACTCAAGCAGAAAAACTTAATTGCAGCCGGCTCACAGGCTTTTTACGGATTTCCTACCGAGCCGGTAAGTACGTCAAACGCAGGCGGCAAATGCGTGACAGCGGGAGAGACTGCACCTACCCACACGCTCAACTCCACCAAGACCGTGGCGGTGGCGACCGACACCTACTGGCTGCCCATCGACAAAGACACGCCACGCAGCGCCAAGCTGCAACTGCTGTCAATAGGTGGCGTTGCTCAGTACGGAACGCTTGGCAGCGATGTATCCTTCTACACTCACTGGTGCCCTGTACCAAAGAAACCAAAATGACCAACGCATTCAACTGGAAACAGTACACCGACGAAGAACGCGCCAAGCGCGGCGAGACACTCAACGCCAACAACACGGCCCTCAAGCGTAGCCTTGCGTCCAGCAAGGCCATCGAGCGCATCCGCGAGGACACGCCCAAGTACGGCACGCTGGCGATCAGCGGCAAGACGGCCTCAATGCTGGCGCAGAAGCCAAAACAATTTAAGATACACAAACAATGAAATGCCCGGAATGCAACGCTTGGACTGACCTGCTGGAGTCGCGCAAACGCAAGGCGGGCATGTACCGCCGCTACGAGTGCGGCAACATGCACAGGTTCAGCACATTAGATGGACTTGTCGTCCGAATAGATCAACAAAAACTGGAGGCCGGAAGGCCGTTAATAGATGTCAAACTTCACCACATGGACGCAGGAAAACCTAGCCAAGTTCGCGCAGGAAGCGAACGACAAGATGGTCGAGCAGAATGAGCGGATTGAGCAGCTACAGCGCGACGTAAAGGACGCCATCGAGGCGTACCGGGCGCTTATGCGAAAGGCCGAGTCCCCGCGCGGTCAATGATCAGCGCCTGACGGCGGGGTGTCGGGCTGATGCTGATGTGCGTCCAGGCGTCAAACTCGCGGATGATCTGATCAAACGGCAGTTTGGAGGTCACCAAAGCCCTCACCACGGCGTCAGGCGTCATGCCTGGCACCCTGATATCAGCCGCGCAGCCCGTGCGGTGCTGAGAGGTGTCCTTGGAGCCAACCGAGTCATTGACTTGCTTGGATCGGAAGGCGCTGTTCACCATGATCGGTTTGCAGTCTAGGTAGGTCTTGACCTTTTCCAAGAACTCGGCCAGCAGCACCAGGTTAGCCATCTCGGCGTCGTTGGGCGTGTTGTCGAACTGGCGGTGGCTGGTGGTAGTCAGTTCTTCCAGCGTGAAGTGTTCGGTCAAGTTCATTTCTTGTTCATTTTCATTTCAGCCAGCTTCTCGACTGTGCGGCCACCGAAGTAGGCCAAGAACACGATCTGGCCCCACTGGCCCAACAGTTGGACGTAGGACTCCTGCGCGTTGTAGCCGAAGGCGCTCATGGTGGTGAACAGGAAGTAGGCCAAGAAGATAGCCGCCAGCGCCATTGGGCGGATGTTCTTGGATAACCAAGAGTCGCTGCTCATGTCGGCGGTCCAGCGCTCAGTGACATTGGTCTGCTCGACCTCGTACAGCTTGGTGTCGTTGGCCATCTTGGCCAACTCACCATCCTGCGCCATCTTGGCCAAGTCCATCTGAGCCTTGGCCTTGGCTTCTGGGTCCGGGATGAGCTTGTCGATGAGCTTGCCACCGACCTCGAGTAGTGCTGTGAGTGGGAACATGCTTTACTCCTCTGGTTGCATTTGCTGCACCGCACCGCGGGCAGCGCCGGTGGTGATATCGCTGGCGGCGTCGGCCACCCACTGAATGCCGTACTTGCGCCCAATGTCGATGGCGTCCTGAACCTTTTTGGGGTCCAGCGCAGCAGCGCGCGGCTGCACAGCCTGGAAGACCTTGACGGCGTCGCTCGGGTTCAACAGCAACTCTTTGAGGCGCGTCTCAGTGGCTTCTGATGCCTTCTTGGCCCAGAACTTACTGAACAGCGAGGTGATAGCGTAAGTGGCGCCAGACACGGGGTTGTATATACGCGAGAGGATTTGTTCGGGCGGGATGCCAGTCAACTGCTCGATTGGCGTCTTGGGCACCGTCTCGCCTTTGAATCCGACTTGCGTCAGATCACGGGCCATTCGGTCGGAGACAGTCACAAAGTCCTGCACCTTCTGGGCGTAGGTCGGGCCAAACACGCGGTTAAACACAGCCGCCTTGTTGCGGTCGGCCAGCGCGGCGATTGGATCAGCCGATGTCACCAGGTCGTCCAGCATGAACGATCGCACAGCGTTAACGGAATCTTTGTTGGCACCGTACTGCTGCATGAACTTGTTCGTGAACTTGACGTCGCCGTACATCTTGGAGACCAAATCTTGCGGGCTGCCCATGCCCTCTGCGCTGATGATCTGGTCGCCGGCCACACGCTTAAAGTCAGCGTTAAGGCGCGTGCGTTCGGCCAGCAACTTCTGCACGTCCGTCGTCGCGGCCTGCAACTCGTCGCGCAGGCCAGGCACCAGCGAGACGCCGCCTTCGTTCTTTTTGAGCCACTTGGCCGCAGCCTTGGGGTCCAGCGCGTCGCCCTTGAGCGCGGCATTGGTAAAACTATCCAAGAACGCCGACCGGGCCAACTGAAGACCTTCGGGGCCAGTGGCCGCAACAAACTCAGAGACGTTAGACTTGTTGCCAATGATTGCAGGCGCGATCTGCTCGACGAACTTTTTGCGATCCACCGACTTGAGCGTTGCAGCGTCAAATGGCAGGCCAACCTTTGTCAAGTACGCTTTGTCGGCGTTGCGGTACGCAGTTACGAAGTCAGGATCAAGGCTGTCGATGTGACCGCCGACGCGCTGCTTCAACTCGGACAGCAGACGAATTTCAGTTGGCACATCAGTCTTGCTTAACTGTCGATTGATCTCGCGCTTGAGCGAGTCCAGGTCTTCAATTGTGGCTGCGCTGAACTCCACGCCGCGCGGCGTCATTGGTTTACCTTCGGCGGTCAGGATGGCGCTCGGCTCGACCACGGTTGGCTTGAACCTGGCTTGCACGCGGTTGTAGATGGACGGGAATGTCTTGAAGACGTCCGAAGCTTTCTCGCTGGCGACGAAATTGAAAATGTCGTCCACTGATGCGGCTGGCAGTTCCACATTCTTGGCTTTGGCAATGTCGAACGCTTCTGTGTACAGCGGCTTGACTTCGGCGTAAGCCGCTTTTTCTTTCTTCTCAACCAGGTTGGCGACGCGCTGGCCGAACACGTTCGGATCGATTGACTGATCCTTGTAAACGTCGGCAATCTGCTCGTCCAGCGATTTGACGCGGCGGGCCTGCACCTTGGCCAAGTCTGGGCCGGCAACAGTCACAGCCACCTTGGTGGGGTCACCAAACAAACGAATCTGGTTGGCGGTCAGCGCCCGTTTGGCCGCCTCATATTGCGCGCCGTACTGAGCGCGGAACACGGGGTCGCGCGCTGACAGGTTCTGGATGAAGTTGTTGATGACCGGATTGTCAGCCAGCAGGGCCGAAATAGGCATTTGCACCTGAACGCCGCCCGGCGCTTTAAGAGACACACCCTTCTGCGCCTGCGCCGCGTCGGTCAGGGTCTTCATAAAGTTAGGGTCCGCCGCGCCTGCTGCGATAAAGATGTTGCTGATGCGGTTGTCCACATCCTTTAGCAGCGCATCTTCAGGGTCTGTACCCCGAACCTTATCCCACTGGCCCTTGGCCAGATCAAAAGCTTTACCGCCGACCGGCGCAAGTTTGAGTGCTGAACCAGTACCATACGCAGACAGACCACCGCCAAACAAACCGCCGATAACGCGCCCTACACCACCACCAGCAGCTTCGCCAGCTATACCGCCAGCTTCTGCGCCGGAACCTACAACGGCCTGTTCGGCTGGGCGAGCCACGGCTTGGCCGAGCATACCCATGCGCCTGACGCCGGCCAGCGGTGGAAACGCATAGGAAAGCGGATCTGTAACGGCCTGCAAGCCGCCGGCCAGAATCTTCTGCGGGCCGGTCTGCGGTTCGGCACCAGTACCGCCCAGCGCCCGCATGATGGCTTGCTGTGTAGGCTGCTGCGCCTGCGTGAAGATTTGCCCCGGTGTGCGTGCAGGCTCAATCGGACCAGGCTGACGCAGCGCTTGAATCAGTTCGGGTAAACCCCTACCTGCTGGACCTTCAGCAGCAAGCGCGGCGAGACCGGCAACTGTGCCGGCCGTACTCGCGGGGCCTTTACGAAGCGCTTCGACGCGGTAATCGCCTGTAGGTGTGCCGGCCAGCGCCCGCAGGGTCTCGTCTGACAGTGAAGTCAGGTTGCCCGACGTAATGGCCTGCAAATCTGCATCTGACAGCTTCGTAAAATCGACGGCCATGTTATTTCACCTTTCCAGCAGCACGACGTGCAATTTCGGCAGCAGCTTGCGCTTCTAAACCACCCGGTGCGCCGAGCGCCGCCCCTGCTGTTCGGGGGGCCAACTCAGGGAAGTTGAGTGCTTCCGTCACCGCCTCTACGTTATACCCCGGTGAGCGCAGCGCAATCTTACGCTGCTGTTCGACTTCAGTGCGCGCCTTATCAGCCGCTACCTTGCGGATAGCCTGCAAAGTCTGCTTGATCTTGTTTTGTGTATCGACCGTAGGCGTCGACGTGAACAAACTAGACAGATAGTCAGCCGTACCGCCCAGCAAAGATGGATCGGCACCAGCAGCTTTGAGTTCCTTCTGGCTCAAATCGCCTGCGCCAGAGATAGCTTTGGCAAACTGTACTTGCGCCGCGCGGTACGACGCAAAGTTATTTGTCGCGAGCGAGCCTTCAATGGCTTCCAGCGCCTGATCAGCAGCGTTAATGGCCTTGGCCTGCGGATCGATAGTGGACTGCACTTTGGCGCGGAAGGCTGGGATATCCACCAGTTCTTTAGTGCCGGGCAGCACGTTGGTCAGTTTTGCTGCACCAGCCGCCGCTTTTCGGCCTTGTTCTTCTTCGACACGCTTGTTGACCGCAGCTTTTTGAGCCGGCGTCAGTTGCGCGAAAGGCTTGTCGTAAACTTCAGCCGAGACAGCCTCACGGTCCGTACCGAACCCTGGGCCTTTAGGCTCCATCTGGCCTTGCAACGAGGCTGCATACGCAGTGTTGTATTGTGGCGTGCCTGGTTCAAAACCTGTCAGCGATGCAACTTCACGGGCTAACTGCACTTCTTTGGGCGTTGCTTGCGTGCGCTCACGGCCGGCTTGAGCCAACGAAGCCACACCTGCAGCCTGACGCTGACCAGTCTGCGCGATCTCACTTTGAGCCTGACGAGCAACATCAGCCAGCATCATCGCACCCTGCGTATCGCCAGCCTCTGACAACGCCTTCACGCCCTGCTGGATGGATGCTGGGTCGTTGTAGTTGATCTGCTTGGAGATGGCCTGACGCGCGCTGATCATCTGAAGCTGTGGGTCTTGGCCACCCAACGCGCCGGCCAAACCATAAGCCCCCCGACTGATGCCGAAACTGGCTTTCTCGAATGGGCTGAGTCTGGCAAACTGCATGGCCTGTTGATCAGCCAGCAATGACTGCTGCTGCTGATACGACTCAGGCGTAACGCCAAACAATGATGGAACAATATCGGCCATATTAGAACTCCGTAGAACCCATGAACTCACCTGTAGCCGGGTTGATCCCCGCGCCGTATCCGCCAGCGCCGAATCCACTTACGGCCGGTCGATTGCTAAACATTCGTCCGGCAGCCGAAGTCAGCGCTGGATTACGACTGCCTGAGATCAATGCTTCAGCAAACGGATTGTAGGCATTCGCAGCGGCCATAGAACCGGCCGCAGCCATACCACCTTGGAACAGCGCTTGACCGCCCGCAGGGTTGGCGATGCGCCCGCCCAAGGCAGAACCCATCTCCAGCGGTTGCTGTCCGAGCGCCTCCAGGCCAGTCGCGCCTTGCAGGTACGCTTGGTAAGGCGTCATGGCCGCGACCTGGCCGCCGTAGCCTTGCGTCAGCAGGTTGCCGGCAGTGCCGAGCAAGCCAGCGCCGAAGGCTGTCTGTTGCTGACCGGCCTGCATGGACTGAGCCGCCAGCGCAGCATCTTGCTGGGCGATGGCGTTGTAGTAGGCTTCCATTTCTGGTGTGGTGGCGCCAAGGCCGGCCGCACCGCTCGGGCGAGCGCCAGTAGCGCCGACTGACAGGCCACCACGGCCAGTTTGAAACAACTGGTTCTGCAACTGCGCCATCTGACGCTCACGACTCGGGGCCAGCAGGTTCTGCTGACTGGCCATGTACTGTTGTGCGGCAGCTTCTGGTGACTGCGCCAAGTACTGCTGGCCAAGGCCGAACAGACCTTGCGCGCCTTGCTGCAATGGTGCGAACTGCTGCTGCGCCTGCTCGGCCTGCGACAGACCGCCGCCAGCCAGGCCCAAGAAGCGCTCCTGATAGGCACGCAGCGCGGGGTCGAGCGTGTAGCTTGCGCCTGTAACGCGACCTTCAGGACCGTACTCAAACTGCGACGCGCCAAAGCGGGTTGTAACACCTACCGGGCGAAACCGCGCCTCTTCAGCCGCGATTCGTGCGGCCTCAGTCTGCGCGGCTGCCTGTGTACGGGCGGCGTCTTCAGCGGAACTACCCGCCATTGCACCACCAAGAAGGCTAGCGCCAGCCCCAATTAACGCTGCGGTAAATGGCATATCAAACTCCAATCAAAATTTCGTCCACCTTAGACGGGTCTTTCTCGTCGGTGGCGTGAATACAAAACCAAACGCAGTCAGTGATGGCCTTGACGCCGTGCGTCACTCCGGCCTGAATCTCTATGCAGGCCGGCGCTTCAATGACTTCAACAAACGCGCCCTTCATCACCGCAACCTTGCCCTTGGCCAAGATCGACAAGTGGCTGAAGCTGTGCGTGTGCTTCAGGATGGATGTGCCCGCAGGGATCACCGCCTGCTTGGCGTACAGACCATCACTGAAGTGATGCGTGATCATGCAGTGCGCTTCCACATAAATACAGTGATGTACGGCTGGTAGTTGGCGTTGGTGCCGCTTACGCCTGTGGAGGCATTGGTAGTTGCTACTGTGATACCTGTGGTAGCTGTAGAAGTATCCGTATAATATGTCTGATTTGCAATATCCGATGGAATAGGTACTTCTATAGTAAAATTACCGTCTTGAAATGTTCGCTGTACTGTGTGTTTATGGCCGGGGTCAGTAACGGTTGAGGTTGCTGTGTGCGTGTGGCTAACTGTGACCGCGTCCGCGCTCCCACCAGTTTCTTCGGCCGTATCAAACAAGGCGTTGCCCGCGTCAAAACCAACAGGCACCCGACCGGCGCCGAAGGCGGTCCAAGTACCAAAGCCCAACAGCGTGCCAGGGTTAGTCGATACGATAGCAGTGTAGATCGCGCCTACGGGAAACAGCGCGGCTTTTACAATTGCAGCCACATCCTGAACAAATGCCGTAGTAGCCAGTGCCGTGCTGTCATCAGTCGCGGTCTGCGTTACGCCGATAGTGCCTGTCGGCAATGTAGGTGTTCCGGTAAATGTAGGCGACACCAGATCAGCCTTCGTAGCGATGGCCACCGAGATGTTATTGAACTCGGTGTTGATCTCCGTGCCTTTGACGATCTTAAGCGGATCGCCAGATGGCAGCGCGTCTTTCGTGGCGAAGTTGGTACTCTGTGTGTAATTACTCATGTCGTCTTCCCATCTTTGGACTGGATTTCAATCCGCTGAATCGACAGCGGCGCTCCGTTAATGTTCGCTTCGTAACCGGTCTGCACAATTTTACCGCTACCGGTAGCTTGCGCGCTCAGTATTTGCAGCGCCACGCCGTCTGAATACTCGGCAATGTCGTACTCGGCGATGCCATACTCGCTCACGCCCTGCGTCGGGATCAAGACGTTGGCCGACAGGTAGTTAGCGCTGAAGTCAAAACCCCACTTCATGGTCACATACTGGTTCGTGCCGCCGATAACAATCACCTTCAGTCGCTTGAGCAGCGAGGTGACGTTGGCATTGCCCAGATCAGCATGGTTGGTGAAGTACTGCATCCGATAAGCCGTTGTGTGGTCTTGGTAGGTGCCGTACTTGCCGATGTAACCGTTCTTGCCGATCAACAGATTGCCGTTGCGCCTAGACAGCAGCGCGGTCGGCTGAATCGAGTTCCAGTTGGTGATGCGAAACGAGCCATCCTGCAACTGCGTGCGGGTATCAAAGCAGTACACCTCATTGACTGAGGGCAGCGTCAGCAGGTAGAATGCTTCCGACTCAGAGTAGACCGACTTGATGCTGGCCAACGTCTCACCAGCCACAATGCTCATCAGATCGCTTCGCACGTTCTTGGACAAGTCGCCCAGCGGCGCTGACTTCTCAATGATCGTCCGGGCAAACGAGCGCACGCCCGAATTGGACAAGAACAGCACATCTTTGCCGGTAGACTGGATAGAGTCACGGGCCAAGCAGCCGATACCCCCCACCGTGTCGGCCAGCGTCATCGTCGAAGGCGTAGTAGCGTTGGCGTAGACCAGAATCTGGCGCTTACCAAAGATGATCAGAAAGCCGTTGTGCGCTGCCATGCCCTGCACCTCGTCTGAGCCGGACGGCCAGACACGGTCCACATTGAGCGAGCCGCCCGTGCCGGTAGACCAGACATGGCCAGCCAACAGGTCAGAAAAGTAAACTGTGTTCTTGACTGTGGCGGTGTTAGCCACCCACAGACGGCCAAAGGCCGCCAGAACGATGTTGCCCGACGGCACGGTGCCGACATAGCCCGTCTTCTCAGCCACGCGCCGATACGTTGTAGTGCTGACTGCCGGATCGAAGATCAGCGGATCATGGCCGGTCTGAAAGAAGTAGGTGATGCCATTAAGCGAGGCGCAGGACCAATTGCTGGCTGTGATCGTAGGCGCAGTGCCCCCGCCCCCGTAGGTCAACTCTGTCACGGCGTTCGAGCCGTTCAGGTAGAACAGCTTGTTGTTGCCCGCAAACAGGACCGTCAGTGTGCCGTCAGACTGAACCAACTCATGGATGACGCCGACGTTGTTGGCGCCCAAGTTGCCAGATGAACTATTGACGCGGGACCAACCCTTGCGGGCGCCGATCCGGCCGTACTGATCAATGATGCAGTTAGTCGCGACCAGTGCGAAGCCAGCCGCCAAGTCCAGAGGCGAGTCCTGAGTATTCAACCCAAAGAAACCTGGCGCTGAAATGCTGGCGGTCTGGAGGGCTTGGCTCATACCGCGACAAACTCTTGGTTTTCTGGGTAGCGCGTGCCCTCCAGAGCGATGTAATCAGACAGCATACCTCGGTAAAGCTGATAAGCCTCCGATGAGTTCAGGCCGCCGTCTTCACCGCGTTCAACCAGCGCCCGGGCGTAGGCGTTCTGCACCACCAGCGCATCAGGGACCATCACCAGCGTGTTGTCGGCCGACAAGGTGGCTTGGGGCACGGTCAGCGCGAACGGCAAGTTGTAGACCCCGTCAGGGCGGGCGTACAGCACTACCTTGGTGTCGCCGTTACCGTCAACGCCGTCAAACGAGAAGTATTCGGGGATGCCGGTGACTGACGGCACGAAGTTTTGAAACCGGTTCATCTCCACGAAACTGATGTTCCGCAGGCCGACATTCGCTGTCGTGTTGATGGCGTCCATGACCTGGAACTTCTGACCAGCGCCGGTCAGCGAATAGATGTGATCGTTGGCATTGGTCGTGATGGTGATCGTCTGGCCCAGCACATTCCAAGCGTAGGCGTCCTCGATCTGGCGCTTGGCGTCGTTGATGAATTTGCCGATAAGGATTGAGTAAGCCGTCTCGCCATTTGTCGAGACTTGCGTCTCGCGCAACCGGATCAGCACATCATTGATGAGTTGTAGGTAGGTCATTGGCGGGTCAATCCTATTTCTTCAAAGGTGGCAATGACGGTAAACGTGCTACCAGTTTCCGTAGTGACCTTTAATTGGTCACCTTCCTCAAACACAATGTAAGCGTTGCCGTTGAACTGGATGTATTCTTTTGTCGTGAACGCATACGCGGTCAGAATATCCAGCGTTGTGTTGGCGCTCGAGTCATACCACTGAACCGTGATCTGCTTGGTGGAGCCACCCGTGTTGTGTATGTACAACAACTTGACCATAGAATAATAGCCTGTTGGCGCCGTATACGCCGTAGTGCTGACACCAGCAGTAGGGTTTACACCAACAGATAGGGGTCTCATTTCTTATTCCTGGCTGAGATGGCCTTGGCTTTTGCCTTGGCATCCGTCTTGGACGACGCGCCCCAAGCCTTCAAGGACAACAGAAGCCGCGTAGGCTCACCATCCTTGTACTCAGGCCCGGGCATGTTGCCCATCCGTGCTAAAAAGGAGGCCCGCCGAGGGTTGTCGCCTGACTTGACCGGGGCTTTGAGACTGCCACCGGTTGCGGCATTATAAGACGAACGGCCCTTGGCATTCAAGCCCCCCGTCTTGGCTTGGCCTTCTTTTCGTTGCCAAGCAGGCGTTTTCATTTCTTCTTGGCAGTCTTGGCAGACTGCTTAAAAGCGGCGAGTGTCGGCGCGCCTTTTGTGCCAGGCTTACGCATCTTCTCTTTAGAACCCGCAGCGATGCGGGCCTTCTTGGCGTTAATGTTGGCGTAAAGACCGGGCTTCATTTCTTCTTCGCCTTTCCAGCCTGCGACAGCGCGATGGCGATGGCCTGCTTGGGGTTCTTGACGACTTTGCCGCCCTTGCCCGAGTGCAGAGTCTTGTCTTTAAATTCCTGATATACTTTTCTAATCTTCTTTTTTTGTTCTGGAGTAGTCGCCATGTCAGACCTCGTTGAAAGTTGGGTGAAAGTTCCTGGGTACGAAGATTTTTATGAAGTAAGCAATCATGGCAGATTTGCAAAACTTTTACCAGATGGGCGTCAGCTTAGAAAGTTGAACTCTAAAACGCCGTATCTGAGTGTTTCTGTCAAATCTTTGGATGGAAAACCGCAAAAATCGCTTTACATACATAAGTTGGTTGCGCAAGTATTCATTGGCCCTCGCCCAGATGGGCTTGTTATTCGGCATCTTGACGGTGACAGGTATAACAATAAAGCTACAAATCTTGCATACGGTTCTGTTGAACAGAATTACGCCGACACCAAAAAACATAAGACGCATTGGCATGAAAATAACGGTCGAGCCGTTCTTTCGGAACGATGCGTAGCTGCAATTCGGTATTTGCATATCAATGAACTTGTGCGTCAGACTGAATTAGCAAAGGCTTTTGGAGTAACTGATTCAGCTATTTCTGCCGTTGTTAAAGGGCGAAATTGGCGCTGATTTTCTTTTCAGCCTTGGTTTTCATTTCTTCTTGCTCGCCTTGTTGGTGGCAGTGCGCTGGCCGCGCTTGGGCAGCGGCTTTGGCTTGCCAACGGCAACTACGACTGTGACTGGCATGGCTTTCTTGGCCATCTTTGGTGCTTTTCCGTACATGATTTACTCCTGAACAGTTTCAACAACTTTGCGGGGGCGGCCCATTCTCTTGGCCGGTTCATTTACTTCAGGCTCAACAACAGGCTCATCAAGCAGAACATATCCGCCGTGGCCTTTCATTGTCTCGATGTCGTGCGGCAGTGTGAACGTGACCGTATTACCACTCTGAATGCAACGATAGGTAGCCATTATTTTCTTTCAAAAAACAGGGGGCCGAAGCCCCCTGTTGTTTAGACCATACGGCCGATGACCAGCTTAACGGTCGTGGCGCCCAGATCAACCGCACCACCAGTGGTGTTGGTTGTAGCGATAGTCACGACATTGGCGGCTGAGACGTAGGCGCGGCGAACAACGCCTGCCTCGCTGACGCCAGCCGACATGCTGATAACCATGTCGCCCAAGGCAACGCCCGGGACAGCAACGGTATCAGTCGCCGCAGCTTGGTCGGCAACAGAAGCCGAGTCCAAAGTGCAGGTAACAGCCCAAGTGTCAGAGTAGACACCTCGGAATTGGTCATTCCCGCGACGGGAAGTGATTGCGGATGCAGCAGCCATTTCTTACTCCTGTGTAGGATAACCCCCCGGCTTGTGGCCGGGGGATCATCATTAGGCTGGAACAGCCAGGGCGAACGCGCCAGAGGCGTTGGATGCGGTGCTGGTGGCGCTGGTACGCAGAGCCTTCACGCCGTACAGGGTGTCAGCAGTGAACAGGGTACCGAGGTATTCCTGCTTGTACTGAGTCTGCGAACGGATGCCGATCTGCTCGACCAGAACCATCGAGTCCTTGTGACCCATCAGGCAGATACGGTCGACGCCGCTGTTACCTGCGCCGGTATCGGCGTTGGTAGAAGCGAACACAGCGATGCCGTACAGTTGACCGATTTCACCGTTGCGGATAGCGTCGCCGTTGCCGATGAACGCTTGCTCGGTGTAGCGGGCCAGACCCATCAGGGTGTTGCGGCTCGACGGTGGGATCAGGAAGAAACGGCCGTCCATAGGAACGTCGTTGTCGTCCAGGCGCTGGATGGTGCGGCGGATAGCAGCATCAGTCAGAGCAGCAGCGTTCGAGGTCGTGCTGTTGTAGGCAGTCGTGCCGTCAGAGCCGATAAAGGCTTTGGTGGCCGTGTTGCTGGTGGCGTAGTCGTCAGTGCCGATAGTGGCGCCGTTGAACGCGCG